CAAGTAACAGCCGCGCCAAGAATGGCAGGAAGAGCATACTTACGAGCAACGCCAAGAATAATGGTCCAGCGGATTCCATCCATGTTTCACCTAAAAGTGGTCTATCAAACCAGGCACGCTATAAACTGGCATTGGCCTGGTTGTTTTTAAATCAAAATACCAATCCCAAATAAATTCTGGCTCAGTTTGCACTGCTACAACTCGATCAATTGGTGGGTTTTCCTCTATAAAGGACGCATTAAGCGCCGGCAGCGACGCAAAATCTTGCGCTAAATGCCACACATCTAGTGTACCTGTCGCGTTACTACGCATTTTACCAGTGATCTGACTCGGCTTATACCGATATTCTGCAAACCTTTCTTGATATCCAAAGGTTTCCGTATCAGCTGATGTACCTTGTGTATATATTTCTTGATTCAGTACCGCTTGTTCGCCCAGGTGGGATAGGGCAGGCCAATAATAATCCCAGCGGTCTCTTCTTGACCACATACGGTTCATCCCTTGCTGATACGTTAAATCAGCAAACACACATGCTAATCCTATTAACACACCATGTTCTACAAATGACTTACTAAACCCGCCACGGCTACTAGCTGTTCCTAGTGCTGACAAATTACCTTGTGGCGAAGTCGAATCTGTCGAACTCGTTTGTGGTACTGGTTGCATATTAATTTCTGTTTTTTGTCCGCCCAGGTATTCTGGACGTTGCAACCTTGCGTCTGGTGATGTTACTCCAAAGTGAGATTGAAGTATTTCTGTATATCTTGTTCCGCCTCTAGCGTCACGTTCATACAATCTTTGTATAGCAAACGCTTCCCTTAATTGATTGATAGTGGCTGCGGATGCATCTGTTAAATCTGCATAAATATGCTCAACGCCACCAGATGTTTCCCATTTCCAATCGCTACCTGACGCAATTGGAACAGTAACACTTGCTGGGTAATAAGATGACCCAACTGATTGATAATCATCGGATACTAGAGGTGCAGCTGTTCCTAGTGGTAAATTAACTGCATCACCCTTTTGAGGCCAGGGCAGACAACTAGTAAAATAATCGTGGCGTTTGCCACGTTTTTGAATCGTATAATCTGTATAAGTGTCTGGCCCGTCGTCTTTATCTACTACTAAACTATCTTGTAAATTTTCGTCTCGGAACCAATGGTTCCAAATTGAATTGTATGCGCGACCATGCAAATTATTGAAATCTATACCGGCTACAGCAGTCGGAAGTCCCATATAATCAAACAGACTTTCCGCTACTACCGTTGCGTTTTGAATTTGTGGTACTAAATAATCTGTACTATCGCCTGGATCATCCTGAGCACCATTAAATTTTTCCCAATTATCCCAAATAATGCGATTGGGTACAAAGAAGAAGAAAGTTTCTACGTACATATTGTCCATTATTGGATAAATTGGGGTAGACAACCGGCCAAAACCGGTTGCGCTCATTTGAAACGTATCTCCTGGTAAAACCTCGTCAACATATATTGGAATTAAATCACCGCTATTAAACGTTGTTTTTAAACCGTGTACACGGTTAAACGTACTCCGCTGAATATCAGCTTGAGGTACTCTGCTAAATTCGTGTGATAATGTTGTGGGGAGAGTCCCCATAGGTCCACCGAGCATTTTTACTCTCCTAGCGTTTCAATTTCTATAATTTTGATTGGTTTATCTTGACCGGTAATTGTACCGGTTACTTCATCAAATTCTCCAAGTCGATGTAGTGAAAAATCGCTTGGATGCTTTGCGAATGCGTGATCCTTATTGTTGATCACTAAATCTTGTACAGCTCTAATAGCTGTACCGTCTTTTACTTCTAAAAACGGCTGTGAATAAATTTCTGCTTTTCTGTCATACACTGCGTAATATACCTTTGACATATTTTCCTCCCGTGAAATATAAGTACGGGACGTATGCGACCATAATATACATTACAAGTCAATTTTTTTTACAGGTTTCTTACTAGTCTTTCTAGTTTTTTTATTTTTATTTCTTCTGACACCCAGAGGTCATCCATAGCCTTATTATATTCTGTAATCGTCTCTGGTGCCTGTTCTTTTCGCTTTGTTTTTAGTTTTTGAAAGTACTCTGAATCACCCCATTTAGGGTGATCTAATAATTTGTCGTAATACCTTGGTACTTTCATTTTTATATTTTCGTGCACGATAAAATCGTGCCGATGTGCATCTGTCCATCCATATTTCCAATACCAACTTTCTCCAATGCCAGGGCGTCTGGACATTGTTGCGTATTGATTTTCGAGATCATACTCGATCTCTCCAGTTTCCGGATTTATATATTGCTCAGGGGAACCCTCCCCTTTCGCCTTTTTCATAACATATCTTGCTACATACGCTGCACTTTCATAGGTGCAGCTTCCTATTCTGTGGAACCCATGTGGCCACAATTCCTCTAATTCGGGTGATATATATAATTTATTACCTAATTTTTCTTCCCATAAATGTTTATCTGGAAAATCATACCCGAATATTATCGCATGGTAATGCGGTCTTTTGTTTTGATCACCGTATTCACCGCAATGAAAAAAACGAACTTCTTTTCCTATTTTTTTGCGGAGACGTTTCATAAATTTCTGAAACTCGGTGATATCCAGAGACCAGGGGCGAGAACGCTCCTCTAATGTCTCTGGGTTAATTGTTAAGGTGATAAAGCTATTGTGTTCATGCATTTGAGCTTCATGCATACATCTGATAGCCCATTCTCTACTGTGTTGCAATCTGCAACCCCAGCATTGACCACACGGTAAATTAAAACCCTTTGCAAAAGCAAAGGGTTTGTTAAATACCACTTTGCCATCGCATTTATACGCGAGGAGTGGATGATAACATGCCATATTATAGCCTTATTCCACCTCGCATTGGCTTAGCAAAATTATTTGGCTGTACCGCCATAGCTCGTTTCGTGAATAGCTTTTTGCTTTTGCTTTTTTTCATTTTCTTCCGATATGCCATCTTCTGTCCTTTCATATAATTGTAACCAAACCTCACCTTTTTCGTTTGGTATAGGGTAGGTGTCTAATTTCATACTAAATTTGTCTTCACGCTTAAACGCTGCACCTACATTTATCCAATTGGTCCTGTCTCCTGATTTCTTAGCTTGGACCACTCTATAATTAACATTCCAATCCACCTTAACCTCCTTTGGTGTCAGTAGGCCCAGTTAACATCAAGCATGCAACTGGGCCTGCGATTCCTTACCCCGCTACTGTCGTTCTACTTGGTCTCCGTTTCACTTTGACCAGGTGAACTTCCAGTCGGGGCGGGAGGTGCGGAATCGCTTTCGGTTGTTACCTCCTCAACTTTAGCTGGAGATTTTCCAGCAGGGGCTTTTGCAAGCCCCATTTCGATCATTTTTTCTTTATTTTTCGGATTCGTGGCAAACTCGAAAAATATTCCAGCATTATTGCTGAATTGTTCCCTAATGTGACTCGGAAGTTCCGCAAAATTTTCATTTGCTTCACGAACCATATTAAGCGCTTCTGAATATTCATTAATTTCTGAGTAATCGCCATATTGCGCTACACCTTTTTGCACATTAGCTATTAGACCAGTCCGGTCGTATTGTTTGATAATATTACGCACATCGGCAGCTGCCGCGTGCGATTGTTGAGTTAGGCTATCGCCTGTTGTTTCGAACCCTTTTCTAGTTCGATCTCCATATGCTGTTTTGAATTTTACTACTTTGCTCATCGCCAATTGTTCCTTCCTCGAGGCTGGTTACGTGACGGGACATAATCATATGACGCACCCGCGTCCATTAAATCTGTTGTCCAATTTTTGCGTGGCGTGTTCTTTTCGGGTGGAAACACGCTTCCTATAATACCTTGAATACCTTCTGCTTCGGTTTTTAAGCTTGATTTTTGCTCTTGGACTCTTTCGAGGACTCTTTCCATAGCAGCTGCGTCGTTTCTATTTAAACCGGTAGTAATATCTCTAAGAACTGACTCAAGGTTTACACCTTCCATTGCTGCTATAATCGACATAGCTAAATTATCTGGCCCCATAGTGGCCACTATTCTTTGCCAACGCTCATTGTGTAAATCAAGAGCGTGGTCAATTTCTTGTTGAACTTTACGTGTTGTTTCTTCAGTCAATTTCTGTTGCGCGCCGATTTGTTTTGTTTGCGCTTGAGATTGTTTAGCTGATGACACATTCTGATAACCTTGAATCGCAGCTGACCCTATATTGCCAGCGGTGTAGCTCGCGCCTTGCGGGGTCGAAGCTCCACCTAATTTTGCTGATAAGATGGGGTTTATACCAGCTGCACGAAGGTCTGCTACTTGCCTTTGATGCGCAGTGTTGCTCATCCGCTCTTGAAACGCCATTTGCCTGGCTGTTGACTTATGTGTCTGGCGGTTTGCAAATAATTGACCGGCACCGCCTATTAACAACCCTGTTAACGGATCCATTACATACACTCCGGAGTTACTAATAAAAGAGCTTCGCTAATTGCACAAACGACATTAGCCCAAGGACCGTAATTATGAGCAATGAGCCAAGTAACAGCCGCGCCAAGAATGGCAGGAAGAGCATACTTACGAGCAACGCCAAGAATAATGGTCCAGCGGATTCCATCCATGTTTCACCTAAAAGTGGTCTATCA